AAACATAACCGAAAGTTACATAATTGGTTGCTTGCTGATACAGATTCATTACAAATGTTCTATGACTGGACGATTGTGCTTGCGAAGAATGGATGGACAGACGTGTATGAAGATTATCGACCATTTGAAAATGATGAATCGAATGCGATGGCAAGGAAGATATATGAACGTGCGGTTTTATATGTAAAGAAAGGGGCGTAAGAATGATTCGCTTTCACTATACAGATAAAGAAATAGATAACATCCTTAAAACATTAACAATCGTGATTGATACTCGCGAAAACAAAAATGACCATATCCGTGATTATTTACATCAAAAGGGCATCCCAATTAAAAATCAAAAATTAGATACCGGTGATTATGGCTGTATGATTCCGAAAAATGAAGAGTTGGGCATATTTCGTGATATCTATTTAGATAGCCGAGTAGAACGGAAAGCCCATATGGATGAAATCACAGGAAATTTACAAAAAAATACGCAAACAGCGTTTGAGAATGAATTAATTCGATCAAAAGAGATTCCCTTCACCTTAATTGTGGAGGAACTACATGGATATGAGAAGATGTTGCAAGGGAAGTATCATTCCAAATACAATCCACTAGCGTTACTGGGAAGGCTAAATACATTTAAAGCAAAATACGGTTTTGAAATCGTGTATTTGGATAAGAAATTCAGTGGGAATTGGATTTATCATCATTTTTATTATCAAGCGAAACATTACTTTAAATTGGGGGCTTTTTAGGAGATAAAAAAGAGGACTCTTATATGAGAGCCCTGAGAGGAAATTAGGTGAATCGCAAATTCAAAAAATTGGCGTATGAATAGTATATCCAAAGTATAAAAATATATACAACAAAGCAGCTAGCAAATGCTAACTGCCCAGTTGATAAGAGGAATTTCGTTAAATCAGGTCTCAGTTTTCAATAGATTCAGCTATTCACCAGCTTATGGATAGTATGAGCAGAAATTAGAATTTTATGCAGGAAGGAAAACATGAAAGCATATAGCAGGCTAGGTACATCATGTATACGAGTATAAAGTGAAACAAAAGTATGTTTTGAAGAAAAAAGACTGACAGAAACCTAGGGAATCGGGGGTTGAATTCTTTCTGAATACCATAGGTATCTAGAAGGGTAAAGTATCTGTAAATGGATGTTAAGTATGTATAATGAGTTTTGAGAATGCAAGGTGTGTTTTTGAAGGGATTATCTGTAACCTACCTTGCCATCATGAAAAATAGAGAAATTTGAGGAGTCCACACCATGAATGCAAAAGAAATAAGAATGTATATATTAGATTTGCAAGACAAGCATTGCGCAACGTGTAAATATCGGGCAAACCAGTCTCCGAAGTATTGTTTGAAGAATTGTAAGGTTGGAGAAGAATTGTATAGATTAGGAAAAAATTAGCTCCTTGTGTAGGACAAGTTAGAGAAAATCCGAAACGGAAAAATTGGGAAGAATTGATGCCGAAAATTTTAGAAATGTTACAAAGAGAACTACCGATGTATGTAATTGCTATAGAAGTAAACTGTGAAGTGAACACGTTGCAGAAGCAACTCAAAAAAATGGGATTATGGCAGTCAACAAGCAGAAAACAAATACAAGAAAATGCTCATAAAAGATGGGATGAACGATGTAAACAAGCTGTCATGTTACGTGAAAAAGGACTTACTTATCAAGCAATCTGTCAGCAATTAGGGTGTAGTCGAAACAGTTTGTATCAGCACCTTAAAAAAAGAGGGCTAAAGTAAACATGAAACCGATGTGTGTATAGAATTACAAAATTATAAAAGTGTAGATGTGGTGAGGTAGAAATAACAGGAACGAGAGTAGGTGTATCGTCATTGTTCAAGTGGCTGAAAGAATATCAAAGATTAGGAGAGAATATTTCATATTTAGAATATAATCTAGACAAAACAAAATCGGAATTAAAGCGTTGGATTTATGGTGATTTACAAGACGTCCGTTTAACTGCTGGATCAGAAGGTACAAAGGTAGAAGAACGTATTGCCGCAATTGAATATGAATTAGCCTATAAAATGAATGATGTATACGATTTAAAACAAATCATTGGTAAATTTAAGGGATTGGATCATCAAATATTGAAGATGAAATATGTAGATGGAATGACATTAGAACAGATTGCGTACGATTTAGATTATAGTCCCTATTATATTAAGCGTAAGCATGCTGAAATAAGAAAGGTTATCCAGTTTATGGATGCACTATAAAGGGTTACTTTTAGGTGAGGTACTTTGTGGGTAACGAAACTCTTGTAAAAATGAGTTATAGTAATAACATAGACATTTAATGAAAGAGAAGCTAACGCCTGACTATTCATTTTTTAAAGAAACAAGATAGCGTACCAATAGGCGAATAAACAGAGCCAGCCGATTGTAAGGCGATGTATTAGATTACTTTCAAGATAGGCTCCTTTCGCAGTAGTATGTTGTGTATAAGGTAAGGTGTGAAGTACGGGGGGGTAGCTGTAACATATTTTGGCGTATACAATCCATGAAAAAATGAGGAGTATGAAAAGAAAAACTAGATAGTGAGTAATTTTCATGGCAGCGTCCTTTTTCAGAACAGTATAGGTGAAGGAAAGAAGAATGCAAGCATATATAAGTGTGGTGGGTTATTCTAGATGAAAGGTATTCTGTGAATTCTTCAACCTTCGGAATAGAAATGAGAGGAAGAATGACGGATATCATTTGGTACGATACACGAGTGGGTATAAGCACATGCAGTGCACCAATTTGATGGTAGGTTCTTCCTCTATTTGTATTATGGACTTTGAATTGGTTTTTAATACCAATAAAAATAAATCAATAAAAAAAGGCGAATGAAATCGTTTCTTCTTTACATGGGTACCAAGAAATGCAATAGAGCGTGTTCATATACTATATTATAACTTTGGTTATGTAAAAAAACGAGTACGTGTGCCAGCGTACCCATTTTTTTGAATTTACAGTCACTATTACTGTTATGTGTGTGAGTCATGAACAAATAATAGTTCGAAAAGTAAGGGTTCAAGATAATATATGTAAATGAGTGGGGAATGGAACTAAAGGACAAAATAAATATGGTTTTTAAAACCGAAAAATATCGATAGTCTTATCATATGACGTTAATTGCACGCTTATTTTTTTCTTTATTTACCAAAAATATAGAACTTTTTAAAGGGATAAGCATATATTAAAGTGTAGGACAACACCTATTGATGGTGCTTTTTCTAGAAACCTTCCTTTCGATATAGATTATGTAAGAGCGGCCATTCTTTGGTAGCTCTCTTTTTCTTTAAATTAAATAGATCCATGCTCATTTTGGATGGAGTATGGAAAATAAAAGAACAGCCAAATTATGTTGTGATACATAATCTGGCTGTTCAGTGTGTGAATAGATAGTGAAAAACATAAATACCTTCGTAGGGGGAAGGATTATGTTTGATTGTAATTTTATACTAGCATGGATTTGTTAATAAGGTCATCTAAGAAATGGCATGTAATAAAGGTAAAATAAAGTTGGATGAAGAGCGACTGTATGATGATAAAGAGGAACCTTATGAATTGAGATACAAGCACGCTCGTCATCCACCTAAATGGAAAAGCTGAAGGGGAACATATGTATTTGATGCCATAGGGTGTTGTAAGAATGAGATATGAAAAAGAGAGTATCTTTACATATGTTCTTTATTCGTACTCTTAGTATAGGAAGTGGTTTGGGTTTTTATACCAATTGAGTATACGAGTTAAAGCATCCATTCGAGTGCTTTATTTTGGATAAGGAGTGAGAACAAATGAAACTAACTAAACAGGAACAGGCGGTTGCGATTGGTACATTCATTTCACTGTTAGGGCAGGACTTTGTAAATGAGCGTATCGATAAACAGAAGTTAGAAAGTACAATTCCTATATTTAATGAGTTAGAAGATAACACAACCCCAAAGCAAAAGAGAGAAGCGATGGTTAGTTTGCTTGGTAAGGCAATGGATGAATTCATTAATAGTAAGGAGTGAGGATGGATGTCAGGTTATACAAAATCTAATGAAGAACCTTTGCTCACAATTACATTATCAGATATAGATGCTAAACCAATAGTTCATTACAAAGGCAAACAGATAGATAGAAAGTTACGAGTTGCATTTGATTGGGAAACACAATCAGTTGATAAGATTAATCGGACATACATTCATATTGAACATGGTGAAGCTGATGAGAAAAGTATCAACACAAAGATCATCCTATTGTGGAATATTTTTGGGAGATAATTAAATAAGCACAGCCACATCATCTCTGCAAAGATGGTAAGCTGTGCACGTGTGAAAAACATCCATCAACCGTATGGGTCTCAGGAATTAGGGTACTTTCATTATAATAGGAGGAACATAAAAATAAATTTTAAAAATGTCTTTTGCAAAGGACAAAATGAAAGGCGATCAAGTGATGAAGGAATATAAAACCAAACAACAGAAGCGTAAGTTCTATGACAGTGGTGAGTGGAAGAGTATACGCGAGCAAGTAAAGAAGCGTGACAACTATGAGTGCCAAGAGTGTAAACAAAATGGTCGAGTACAAACAGATACCAATGAGTACAGTGAGAGTGCAAAGCGTAAGAAGATTCAGTTGGTTGTCCATCATATAAAAGAGCTCGAGTATCATCCAGAACTTGCATTAGAAATGGATAACTTAGAAACAGTCTGTGTGGATTGCCATAATAAAGAACACGGTAGGACATTCAAAAAGAAACCGAACAAATGGGAAAACGATGAAAAGTGGTAAAAATGGTTCGATAATAATACCCCCCCTTAAAATATTTCATCAAAAAATGCTCTAAGGGGCACCGGAGGAGGGGGTCGATTTTCCAAATTTATCACCGTTTTCGCGCGTTATATTAAATTGGAAACTACTGTAAATAAGGAGGGAGGAGATCTAGTGGCAAATACTGATAGAGAATCATTAAGAGAACGTATTGAAACAGACTTATACAACCAATTGAAAAAGAAAAAAATCGTTGGAAATCATTATGAAGACTTAGTTCAAGACTATTTATCATTGTGGGATTTAAAATGTGAGCTCATTGATGATATCCAAGATACAGGAATAAAAGTATCTGGTATGCATGGCCCGAAATCCAATCCTTCTATCAACGATTTACATAAAACCAATGATCGAATGATAAAGGTTTTGGGCGCGCTTGGTTTGGAAGCATCCGCTGAAGTAATTGTTGTTCCTCAAAAAACTAAGCGCTCAGCTAAAGATTTAACATGATTCAAAATCGATACGTTGATGAATATATTGAAATGTATAAGACAGGGAAAATTAAGCTAAATAAAGAGCGCATAATGCTAATTGAGTACCTGGAGAAATACATCTTAATACGTGATGACTTGTATTTCGATAATGAAATGCATGAGGACTATATAAAATTCACTGAGAAATGGTATTTTGAATTGCAGCCATTTCAAAAGTTTCTAACAGCATTTGTTTTTCTTTTCTATAAAGAAGATGATTCTGTTTTTTACGAGCAATTTTTAATTATGATGGCTCGTGGTGGTGGTAAAAATGGTTTGATTTCATCATTATGTCATTTCTTTATTAGTCCACTACACGGAATAGATCGCTACAACGTTTCAATTGTGGCCAACAACGAGAAACAAGCAAAAGTTTCTTTCCGCGAAGTCTATGATGCTATTAAAGGGAAAGAAATATTAGAAGATATGTTTTATCGAACTAAGGTTGAAATACTTAGTAATGATACCCAAAGTATTATGCAATATCATACTTCTAATGCTGGTTCTAAGGATGGACTTCGTGACGGTTGTGTTATTTACGATGAAATTCATCGATATGAAAATTTTGATGTAGTAAATATATTCTCTAGTGGACTTGGAAAAGTGCCAAATGCTAGAGAATTTTTTATTGGTACAGATGGTTTTGTTCGTGATGGATTTCTGGACAAGACAAAAGAAAGAGCAATGAATATTTTAAAAGGAAAAGATTTAGAAGATCCATTATTTCCTTTTATTTGCAAGATAGATAATCCAGAAGAAATTGATAATCCTGATGTATGGGAAAAAGCAAATCCAATGTTTAGTGAGCCGAGAAGTTCTTATGCTAAACAATTATATAAAAAGGTATTAACCCAATATAAACAATTAGAAAATAATCCTTCAAACCATGAAGAATTCATAACAAAACGTATGAATTATCCCGAAACGGACCTAACAAAGTCAGTAGCTTCATGGGAAGAAATAATGCGTACTAGTTATGAAGAAGATGGAGAAAAACTTAGAGAAGTCCCGGATTTAAGACACAAAGTAGCTGTGGGAGGACTCGACTTCGCCAGCATCAAAGACTTTGCAGCGGTAGGTTTACTATTTAAACATGGTGAAGATTATATTTGGAAAAGTCATTCATTTGTACGAAAAGGATTCTTAGATAAAGTGAAATTGAAAGCGCCTATTTATGAATGGGCTGAGAATGGGTTGTTAACTATTGTGGACGAACCTGTAATTAATATCTCGCATATTGTAGATTGGTTTGTAAAAATGCGTGAGTTATACGGTGTGAATACGATAGTAGCCGATACTTTCCGTCTTGATCTAGTTAAAACGGCGCTTGAAGCTGAAGGTTTCATATTGTTATATATTCGTAATCCGAAAGCAATTCATTCACTTTTAGCTCCACGAGTTGAAACGTTATTTGCAAACAATCGTATTATTTTTGGTGATAATCCATTAATGCGTTGGTACACCAACAACGTCTACGTCCACATCAAAAAAGACGGCAACAAAGAATATCTGAAAAAGGATGAATTTAAGCGTAAAACTGATGGATTCCAGGCTTTTATTCATGCATTATGGCAAGCGGATAACATTCTTGTGGATGAATTCGACTTTATGCTAGATGGTATTAAATTCTAATAAAGGGGGTGATAATCATTGGATGGCTAGATGCGGTATTTAAAAGAAATAGTGAATTAGGATTTATGTTTGATGTGGAAATGTTTATTGATAAGGCAAATAGAGTCCACATGAAACGACTAGCAATTGATACCTGTATATCTTTTTTAGGCAGAACAATTAGTCAGTCAGAATTCAGAGTAAAAAACGGTGAAGCATTTGAAAAGGATGAGCTATATTACCGATTAAATGTTAGGCCTAATAAGAATATGACAGCAAGTACCTTTTGGGAGAGGTTCATTTACAAACTTATTTATGATAATGAAGCTTTAATTATACAAGCCGATGATGGTGATCTGCTTATTGCAGACAATTTTGACCATAATGAATACGCCGTTTTTGAAGATACTTTTACAAATATCACAGTAAAAGATTATCAGTTTAAGAGAAGCTTTAAGCAAAGTGAAGTCATTCATTTAAGATATCGGAATGACAAGTTATCACCACTTATTGATGGATTATTTACTGATTATGGTGACTTATTCGGAAGAATATTGAGTTCTCAGAAGCGTAAAAATCAAATCCGTGCCACAGTTGATATGGATATGCTAGCTGCAAAGAGTAAAGATCACCAAGCAAAACTCCAAAATTTCATTGATGACATGTATAAAGCGGTTGGAGAAAATGACATTGCTATCATTCCGCAACAACCGGGTTTTAAATATGCTGAAACCTCAAGCGGAGGAAACTCCGGGCAAAGTGTGGAGGAAATCAATAAAGTAACGAACGGTTTCTTAAACCAAGTAGCAATGGCTTTTGGTATTCCGACCGCTTTGTTATATGGCGAAATGGCTGATGTAGAGAAACAGACGAAGAATTATATGCTTTTCACAGTGAATCCTTTGTTAAAAAAGATTTCAGATGAAGCAAACGTTAAATTTTTCGAAAAAGATGAGTACCTTTCAGGGAAAAAGATTGAAATCAAATCTATTTCTTATCAAAACATATTCGACCTTGCAACAAGTATAGATAAGCTTATTTCTTCCAGTGCGTTTACTGGTAATGAAATTAGATTGGAGGTAGGATATGAAGCTTCAAATGATCCAAAGTTGGACAAGCATTATATCACTAAAAACTATGAAGAAATGAATACTGATAAAGGAGGTGAAAAAACAAATGAAACAGATGAAGCGTAAATTTGGTTTTAAGAATCAAAAATATAATGAGCAATTAGCAAACATTCCGCATAATTTCGCTGTAGTCCATGATGAAGATAATGGAGTTAGTGAATTGACGATTTACGGAGATATTGGTGAATCGTGGTGGTGGGAATCTACTTCTGCGGCTGATATTGATAATGCTTTGAAATCAGCAGGTAATAATGATTTAGTTATTCATCTTAATTCCCCTGGTGGCAGTGCTTTTGATGGGATCGCTATTTACAATCGTCTAAAGTCGCATAAAGGAAAGGTTAAAATCCATGTAGATGGATGGGCCTGTTCAGCGGCATCTGTAATAGCGATGGCAGCAGATGAATTAATCATGGGAGCTGGATCGATGTTGATGATTCATGAGGCTTCTACAGTTGTATGGGGCAGTAAAACGCTTATGAGGAAAGAAGCCGAAATGCTAGAGAAATTAGAGGATGGCATCATAGATATTTACATGACACGTGCAAATATTGAACGTGAAGAAATTCGTAATATGGTCAATGAGGAAACTTGGTTTAGTGCAAACGAAGCTGTTGAAATCGGCTTTGCCACTACTACTGCAACAACTGTGGAAGACAATACAAACGAGGAACTTGCTCAATTAAAAGTTAAAATGGAATCAATGCAAAATGAATTAAATCAATATAAAAACCAACAAAAAGAGCCTGAACAAGAACCGGTACCTGCAGCAGCAGAAAAACGGAACTTGAGCAAGCTCTTTTTAAAATTATAAAAATTGGGGGAAACACATAATGACGATTAAATTTAATAAATCTGAAGCATTTAATAAGGCAAAAGAAAAATTAACAGATGTTTTAAATAATGCAGAAAGTACAGAACAAGAACAGTCACAAGCGTTTGGAAATTTCTTTGATGCAATGCAAACGGATGTAATTAACACAGTCCGTAATCAAGTAAATGATGAAATGTTAGATCGTTCTATTCTACAACAACGCGGTCAAAACGTATTAACTGCAGCAGAAACAAAATTCTTTAATGCGGTTGTACAGGATGGTGGTTTTAAAGATGGTTCTATTCTTCCTGTAACTACACAAGAACGTGTATTTGAAGATTTAGTTAAAGAACATCCATTACTTGATGCTTTAGGTCTACAAGATTTAGGAGCTGTAACTAAGTTCATTTATTCTGATCCAACAAAAGCATATGCATGGGGCGAATTATTCGGCGAAATCAAAGAGCAAGTAAATGCAGCGTTTAGACAAGAACAAATTGGTCAACTTAAATTAACTGCATTTGCGGCTATTCCAAACGATATGTTAGAGCTTGGCCCAGAATGGGTTGAACGTTATGTTCGAACTTTATTAGTAGAATCTTATTCTGTTGGTTTAGAATTTGGTTTTGTGAATGGTGGTGGTGCGGTAGCTCATCAACCTGTAGGTTTAATGAAAGATGTGAATCCAACTACAGGTGCGGTTACTGATAAAAAATCATCTGGTACATTAACATTTGCTCCTTCTGAATTTGGTGAAGTAGTAGCTGGAGAACTTTACGAGGTAGTAAAGGCATTGTCAGTTGATGCAAAAGGAAAATCTCGTAAAGTACTAAATAAAATTGTAATGGTTGTTAATCCTGTGGATGCTATCGGTGTACAAGCTCGTAATACAATTCAAACTGCAAATGGTCAATGGGTGATGAATTTACCTTATAACATCAAACCTACAGAATCTGAGGAAGTACCTGTTGGTAAGGCATTGTTCTTTGTACAAGGTCAATATCTTGCAGCAATTGCTGGCGGATATAAACTTAAAAAGTTCGACCAAACATTAGCGATTGAAGATGCTACGCTTTATACAATCAAACAGTTTGCTAATGGTAAACCAAAAGATAATAAAGCAGCCCTTGTATACGACTTAAAGATTTCTTTCACACCGCCTACAACTCCAGAAACTAAATAAGGAATGATGTGAATGGATACAGTGATTTCAACTGAAATATTACAAGAATTTAAAGATAGAATGCACTTGGGTGATGATGAAGACGATAACCTAAAGCGCATCCTTTCTACATCCACAAAAGCTTTAATAAAAGATTGTGGAGCATATGACATAAACGAAGATGAGACGTTCAAAGAATTAGTTTTTGAGCGTTCTCGCTATGTTTATAATGATGCGCTTGAGTATTTTACTAAGAATTTTTTAACCGAAATTAATAGTTTTGGTATTGCAAAAGCATTAGAAGAAATTAAGTTGGACGGTGATTGATATGCGTCCTTTTCAGTACAAGAAACCACTGAATACAGGTGATTGTAGAAATCGAATTTTCATTGAACAACCTGAAGTAATAAAAGATGAATTGAATCAAGAAGTTGAAACAGGTAATTGGCAGGAAGTAAAAAAAGCATGGGCAATGATAAAAACGGTAAAAGGTTCGGAGTATATTGAAGCTTCGGCTTCACAGTCCACACGAATTTATCGTTTTGTAATTCCTTATACAACAGGTATTACAGAATTAATGCGAATTAAAATGAAGGATCGTATCTTTGATATTATCGAACCGCCAATGAATGATGATGAAATGTATCAAACATTGACTATTATCGCAAAGGAGCATGTTTAATATGAACGATTTTGCGAGTGAACTTGCTAGAGAATTACAAAGATATGCACATCTTGTGGAAGAAAACTTAGAAAATGAAACAAATGAAGTAGCAGATATTGCCGTGGGAAAATTACAGCAAAATAGTCCTAAAAAAAACAGGTGCGTATCGTAAAGGATGGCGTAAGAAAAAAGAAGGTAAGGGCGTTGTTCTTCATAATAAACAAGGACAATTAACACACCTTTTGGAAAAAGGACATGCGAAAGTTGGTGGAGGGCGAGTTCCGGCACAGGTGCATATCCGTCCAGTTGAAGAGTATGTAATTGAGGAATTGCCAAGACGTATCGAAAGGGCGGTTCAACAATGACATTAGGAGAATTAACAAAAATCCTTGAAGCTACAGGTTATCCTGTGGCTTATTCGCATTTCACAGCAACACCGAGTAAGCCAATACCGAAGCCACCTTATATTTGTATTCTTGTGGATGGATCAGCAAATTTAATGGCTGATAACAAGGTTTATCACAAGATAGACGATGCAAATATTGAACTTTACACAACTAAAAAAGATTTAGTTGCAGAAGCCAAAGTTGAAAAAGTCCTAGACAATCATGAAATTCCTTATGACTCATATGGGACTTTTATTGAATCTGAAAAATTGTATCAAAAAATATACGAAACGAGGTTGATATAAATGAATGAAAACAAAGTAGCCTTTGGCCTGAAAAATGTCCATTATGCACTCTTCGACATTAAAGATGGTGTAGTTACCTTTAGCACACCGATTCCATTACCAGGTGCAGTTGAATTAACGTTTGATCCACGAGGGGATTTAATTGAATTCTACGCTGATGACATGCTTTACTATGCAGCAAGTAATAACCAAGGTTATGATGGAACGCTATCTATTGCGACTATTCCAGAACAATTCGCAGTCGATGCACTAGGAGAAGAATTAGACGAAGAAGACGGTGTATTAAATGAATTAGCTGATGCGAAAGGAAAACCATTTGCATTGTTATTCGAATTTGATGGAGATGTACGGGCAACACGCCACGTTATGTTTAACTGTTCAGCAAGCCGTCCAACACTTGCATCTAAAACAAAAACTAATTCAGCGGAGCCAAATACAAATGAACTTAAATTTGTATCAAGCCCTATTGATATTAATGGAAAGCGCATGGTTAAAACGAAAACTACAACTAAATCAAAACAAGAAATTTATGATAATTGGTACAAAAAAGTTTATACAAAAGTACCAGCATTACCAAAAGGAGCGTAATAGCAAATGGAAAAGACAATTACAATAGACGGAAAACAAGTCAGATTAAAAAGTACAGCGGCAACAGTTAAACGTTATAAAGCGCAGTTTAGACGTGATTTATTTGCAGATATGCTCAAATTAGGAGTTATTGCTCCTTCAAATGCTCAAGCTGGCGCTACTATTGATTTAGCGAATATAGATTTTAATAAAGTAGATTTTGAGGTTGTTTATGATCTAGTTTGGTTATATGCAAAAACAGCAAATCCAGAAATTGCTGATCCAATTACATGGTTAGATGGTTTTGATGAGTTTCCTATCTCTGAGATTCTTCCGGAAATTATGGACATGATTCAAAGTACGATGGGCGCAAAAAAAAAATAAAGAAAAGTAATGGAGAGCAAGGGACTTTCAGTGATGAAGAATTAACCACTGATACGTTCCTTGCTCTTTGTTATAAAGCGAACCTAACAAGTTGGGATTTAGAAGATATGACAATCGGTGATTGTTTTGATTACATTGCTGAATTCGCTGAAATGGAGAATCCAGACAAAGAACAAGTTAGAAAAGCAAATCAAAAAGACTTCGATTCATTCTAAGAACCAAGAAAGGGGTGAGAAAATGGCGGGAAGAATTAAAGGTATTACGATTGAAATTGGTGGCGAAACCACAGGTCTTCAAAATGCTTTAAAAGACGTAAATAAACGGAGTAATGATTTAACCAAAGAGTTGAAAGATGTTGAACGGCTGCTAAAGTTTGATCCTGGTAATGTGGAAGCATTAGCGCAAAAGCAACAGTTACTTACACAACAAATTGAAAATACAACACAAAAGCTAGACAAGTTAAAAGCAGCTGAACAGCAAGTGCAAGCTCAATTTCAAAACGGTAAAATCTCTGAAGAACAATATCGTGCTTTTAGGCGTGAGATTGAATTTACAGAAGGGTCTCTTAATGGTCTAAAAAATAAGCTTGGAAATATGAAGGCTGAACAAGATAATGTAGCGAGTTCCACAAGGCAATTAGAAACATTGTTTAGCGCAACTGGGAAAAGTGTTGATGATTTTGCAGGAGCATTAGGAAATCGTCTTGTGAATGCAATTCGAAATGGAACGGCTACAAGTAAGCAGTTAGAGCAA